ATGAAATTTTTACCAATTCCAATTCTTGTAAATCTAGCCTTAATTAATGAATCAATTATTCTCCACCTATTTATATTAGAATCGCAATAAATATCAGCAGCTAACCCTTTGCAATGAGAACTATTAGGAACGCCTCCCACCTTTCTATTATGCTCTTTTGTTCGATATCCTGAAGTTATTTTAAAAGGTGTATTTGCAAGTTCTCTCGCAAAGTCAAGCCTTTTTAACAACTCTTCTTCCATTTTTTTATAACTTAAAGGATCATCAGGAGAATTAAATTCTTCATATTTAAACCAACGTAAGAAAATACGCCTATTTTTTAATATCGCCATTTTTGAGCATTTTATAAATCTGTAAGCTAGTCCAAATTATAGCAACTAAATAAGAAACAATCCTAAAAATAGCTTCAACCTCCACCAAGCTAATCATTACAGCATTAAAGTTAACTGCTAGAGTTGGTATGCATTCTATTATTTTATTTTTTAGTTCCATCTTAAGCTAAATCTCCAAATAATACCCAAATATTGGTTGAAACTTTTATTAATGTTCCAACTCCATATCTCGGACTAATAGTGACATTGGAACTAGCACTCCACAAAGTAACGCCTGTATCAGGAGATATTGTTGGCGTTCCTGTTCCCTGCCTAACTAAAGTTATTCTAGTTCCTGTTGGAACTGAAACGCTTGAATTGTTGGGAATTGTTATGGTTTGAGCTGAAGTCCTATTTAAACGCTGAACTGTATTGCAATCTGATAAGCCCAAAGTTTTTGATGCTCCTGTTACTGCAACTATTTCATCAGCTCTCCCTTTTACTAGGTTTCCAATTTCAACTTTTTTGCTTACAGGAGTTCCTCCTGGATCATCAACCATCATTACAATATCGGTACTTATAGGAGTTGATTCTCCTGTTAATGCTGTTACTTTTATATCTGCCATTTTAATTTATATTTAATTCTGTTACTAAATCGTCGCTAGCCTCAGTTATTACGTTGTTTCCATCTTCAAAAATAAAGTCATAAGTATCAAGAAAAGAAACCTCAGCTAAATTAATATTAATCTTCCATTCAACGCTTTCTGAAGCCTCTCCAACAACTGAAACCTTAATAGCTTGGTTAGTTGAATCAGGCTCAACTGATAAGCTAACACTTCCACTCACTCCACTATCTGCCTTTTTTGTTTCTGAAGTTGTGCCAACTATGGAGCAAGTTTTATCTATATTCTTAATACAACCAAACTGCTCCAAAGCTATAACATCCCCTTTATTGCTTCCTGTTGTTATAACTCCGACTGCATACGCTTTAAAATTAACAATGCTGTTATTATTTAGCATTGTTCGTTGACTTGAAGAGCCATTAACATAAGTTTCTGTTTTAGTGTTGTTTGTTGTTGTTGCTTTATATTGTATTCCTTGACCTGCTAAAGATTTTAGTTGAGTTGTTGTTGATTTTAAAAGCCCTTCAGTTATTCCTTTAATACTAGGCTGAAAAAGGTTTTCTTTTTCAACGATTCCTATTGTTGCTGATGAAATATCAAGCTCAAAAAATTGAGCGTTCCAATTATCGCTCCCTGCTGACAAATTAGCTCCCAAAAACATCCATTTTGAAGAGTCATAAGTTATTGTATTATTGAAATTTATATTTCCAATTATTTGACAATTTAATTTAGGAGTTGCTTTTAATCTGTTTTGCATAACTTCTGTTAACTGCAAATTTAATATTTTATCTGCTGTTCCTGTTGCATCAACTTTCCAAGAGCTTGAATCAACTAAACTTCCTGAAGTATTAATTATTTTTAGCTTACCACTTCCAAAATCACTAGCATCATCTCCAATCAAACTCTCCTCTATCTCTAAAAATTCAGTATTATCTTGAGACTCAGGATTGAAGGCATAATATTCCGACTCTATTGGCTCAGGCTGTACAACTCCGTATATAGTATGCAAAAGCTCAATATTATAAAGTTTATAATCGGCAGTTATATCATCATACCCATACAAAGAAGGATTAACATAGGTTAGGTTATTTGCTCCAATAAAAAAAGTATTGTGCAAATTAAAGTATAGTGAAGAGATGGCAAAATCAGAGCCTCCCAAAGGACTTGTTTTAGGAGTTTCAATATCAAAACTAAAAAAAACAAGCCCATTAAATCCATCTCCTGGAGTTATGTTAAACATATCAGAATCAATATAAAAATGAGAGGGATTGCTATTCCAAGAAAATTGGTTGGGAGTTGTTGGCTCACTTTTTAAATACTTAATGCCATCTGCACCCTGAAAATATAATTGAGCTTTTAATCTCCACATTACATTCAATAAAGCTAATTGCGATTCTGTAAAAGTTACTAATATTTGCCCTGTTCCTTTTAAAATAAAAGCGTTTCCTGCTGATGATTGAATATCTAAAGTACCATCCCAATAATCATTAGTTCCTTTAAAATCAGCTCTTACAGGCAGTAAGTTTTGGGAGTTGGCTTTATTAAAATTTCTTTGAGCGTTAACCAAATTAGGATAAAAAGTCCTTGATGGCTGTGCTAAAATTGAATAATTATCTTGGTCGATAGTTATGTTTTGGTTAAATGATTCAGTTGATGTATAAGTTAATAATGGAGAAGTGTTAACTCCTGAATAAGTGTAAAGCCTTCTATTATAAGAGGCATTTTCGTTTTGATTGATATTAATTAAATTCCATTTTCCATCTGCAAAATAAAATCTAGCGTTAAAAATAAGGCAAATTTGCTCTAAAACTTGGTAATATGTTATTGCCTTTTGATATTCGTTCTCATTATCAGGAAGCTCAATAAATGCCTTATGATTAATTTTTGTTTGTGCTAAAGGATCTAAAGAAGTTGCAGGGCTTCCACTATACATATTATCCTCATAAAAATTAACAGCAGTTGAAAGAATGTTGGTTAAGGATGGATATGGAGAATCAGTAAAAATAACTAATAATCCCTCAAATATATTAGCTAGATGTTGAATGCAAGTTTTATAACCTGCATTTGAAAAAACAGCAGTGGGAAATAATGTATCTTCAGTTATATTAACATCTCCATAACTAAAGTTTTTTAAATAACCAATCCCATCAACAGCCTGTAAATTAACTTGACTTGGGAGAGATTCATCTATAACGCTTCCTAAATCTTGTAAAATAACGCCACCCCAATAAAAAGAGCCTCCTTTGTATATTTGTAAAAAAAATCTTTTTTCTTGAGCTGTTAGTATATCATTAAGTAAAGTTTGGGCTGCTGCATCTTCAACAGCCATATAAAACTCCACAGAAGAAGCAATAACAGGAGCGTGTATATCTTTATCAACACCCTTATAACTTAAAGAAAAGCCTTCTCCATAAGTGTTGAAAGTTGTTGGAGAGCCAACGCTAGAATCAGCATCATAAATATCTATTTGGTATGAAGTGCCTTCAGTTGAATAAAAAGTGCTTCTATATCTTACGGCTCCCATTATCCAATCCTATTTAAACTTATATCAGTTCTTGCATTACTTAAAAATATGTCCTGCCCTGTTAAAATTCCTTGAACTTGAACTTTTCCACCTGCTCCCTCACTCATAAAACTCTTTAATTTATCTAAAGGAAAGATAACCTCAGTTCCTGCCTCACCGATTAAGCCCATTGTTGGTCCTGTAACAATTCCACCCTCAGCAAAAGCAGGAATCATAGAATTAAAAGCAGTTGTTGCTAATCCTGCTGCCATACCTGCAACAACAGGAATCAGCCAGGGAGTTATTGCAGTTGTTTTTAAGGCATTGCTAATAGCTGCTGCAACACCTTCAGCAATAAAAGACCTAACAACGCCAACAACTTGCTCTCTTACCATCATTCCATATTCTTTAAAACTATCTGCTCCCTGTTTTAATTTGTTTCCCATTTGGTCTAAAATCCCCCCCATTGTCTCTCCAAATTCGCTATAAGTATTACTTAATGAGTTAACTGCATCCTCTTGCTCTTCTATTTCATCAGTTATCTCAATTAAGCCTTCAGTTGGTAAAACTATATCATCTCCTCCTCCTCCTGTTGCTCCTCCTCCTGTTGTTGTTGGAGCTGCTGAAATTGAGCCTCCTAAAACGCCCTTCATCTTTTCCCCAAGACCTGAAAAAGTATCTCCTAAAGAAATTAAATCATTTTCATAATCTTTTGTCTCAACTTTTAAATCTCTTAATTTGTCGGCTGCCATTTCAAAGGGATTTTGTATCCCCTCTTTCCCAAATTTTTCAGCAACAAAATTCCAACCTTCAATAATATGCGAAAATGGATTATTTTCAACAAAAAACGCCACCATCTCAATTAGCATATTTTTCCACCATCCAATATCTGAAAATCTTTCTTTTAAAGCCTTCCAATTATCAATAATTGAAGCAATAGCAAGTCCTAAAGCAGTAATCCCTAAAACAACCAATCCAATCGGAGAAACCATTGCAGCAAAAACGCCAACTAAAACGCCTCCAATATAAACTAAAGGACCAATCGCAGCAGCTAAACCTGCAATAACAACAGTTGTGGTTTTAGTTTCTTTGGATAAACTTTGAAACCAAGTTAATGCAGTTTTTAGCCATTCTAATAAAGGAATTAAAGCTCCCATTACTAGCCCTCCTATTTCCTCCATTAAATCGCCAAACTGATTCTTTAATTGAATTAAAGGGCCTGCTCCAACTTTTGCAACCGCTTCAGCTTGACCTTCAAAAGCAACAGTTAGTCCTTTTGTTAAACTTTCTAACCTTTCCTGAGAGCCAACTGCTCCTGTAACCTCTATTCCATAACGGCTTAAAGCGTTTGTTGAACTTCCTAAGGTTTTTGAAACTAAATCAGCTGCACCTGCCAAATCCATCCCTTTTGCTGTTGCAAAATCTTGAACCAAAGGCATTACTTTTAGAATCTGCTCCTCCTCTTTAACCATTGCAGCTATAAGAGCTTGGGCTTGCATTGTTTCTTCATCCCCAAATAAAGTAACCTTTTGAAGTTCTTTGGCTTGGGCTGTTAATGAAGCAAAGGCTTTTTCATTGCCTTTTAATGCTGTTAAAAGTTTTTGTTCTGCTTCTGCTTGTTCTGAGAAGGCTTTAACTGATAAAGCAGCAAATCCTGCTAGTGGAGCTGTAACGCTCATACTCATTGACTTGCCAATATTTTTCATCTGTTTGGAAGTACGAGAAAGAGTCCTTTGAACATTCTGCATTTTAGAGCTAAAGTCAGAAATGTTAGCTCCTATTTTAACAAACATTGATGTGTTTACTGCCATTACAATCTGTTTTTTAACATCATTTGCTTAAGCTCCTGTGCTGTTAGTTTTTTAATTTTTTTGTCTTTTTTATCCCAATCAAATCTAATTAAATCAGTTGGCTTTATTTTCTTTCCTTTGCCTGAGTGAGGTTGCAATAAATAACAAGTTTGCCATCTGCACCTTTCCCACTCCATACGCTGATTAAATTGTTGTAATTCAAAGAATCCTGCTAATCTGTTATTAAACTCTCTAGGAGTTAAATCCCAAAACTCCTCAACGCTCAAACTCAAATAACCAAAAGCTAACTCTTGTAATCTATCCCAATCTAAAGGCTTTTCCTTTACTTTCTTATTGCTTTTTTTTTATCTCCCATCATATCGCCAAAAACCTTCATAACCCTATTTAAAGCCTGCCCATCATCATCTAATAAATCAGCAACATCTTCTTTAGTTAACTTAAATTCAGATTTTGAAACTCTAGCTCCATCTTTTAAGCCTGCATAAACTAAACAGATTGCAACCCTTATCGGAATGTTCTCTCCATAGTTTCCTAAACCGCTTATTGATTCGCCTGATTCTTTTTCAAAAACTGCTAGGGCATTAAAGCCAAATTTAATATTTAGCTCTTGCCCTGCAATTTTTACTTTTTCAAATTTAGCCATATATTATTATATAGTTGCTTTTGTTATTGCTCCTGTTCCTTCAAAAGAAACGCTAAAACCTAAATTATCTTCAACGCCTGAACTCTGCTCTATTGAAGTAACATAAGCTGCTCCTGAATATTCAGCATCCCCTGAATTTCCTGTAAAAGCTCCTGTTGAAGCGTTATAACTTCCAATAGTGAATTTAACATAAATTTTAGTCCTGTTAGTAACAAAATCAACTATTGTTCCTGTATTATCAGAATCTGCTAAAGTTGAATAAGTTACAAATCCATCGCCACTCAAAGACCAAGATTTTTGAGCTTCTAAAATCTCTTTCCATCCTGCACTAGATTTATTAGAGATATCTCTAACATCCATTGACATTGATAAATTTGCACTTGTTAAAAACAT